TAGACGATCAACCATCGGTGGATGGTGATGTAGGTTTCGTTGGGATGAACCAGCGTGAGCGACCTAGCCAGTTAAAGCCAGGAGAGGTTGTGCTTAGTAAGAACGGGCGCATTGAGGGTTACTGGCAACCGCGCAAGGGGATGGAGTTAAAGAGTAGTGGGTTATCTAATAGTGCTTTCCCGCTGACTATTCCGTTTATTGTATTAAACGCACCCATTACGATTAGCACGGGTTCACGAACAACTAACGTAGCTACGATTAACTTAGCAGCACCGCATGGGATTAACAGTGGTGACTTACCAGCGTATATTACCTTGGGGACACCTAGTGCTGGAACTGACCCTATTGTTGGTATTGCTTCTGGGGCGTATTTGATGAGCTACGTGGATGCGGATAGTTTGAGCTTTGCTAATACTGGTAGTAATGGTGCGCTTACGATTGATGGCACATATGGGATTATACAGACTGTAATAGATGATAACTCGGTGAGTAACATTTACGGTTCATGCTTATTTAGTGACCCCACATCTAGCTTGAATGAAAGCGTGATTGTAGCCACGAATAATGAGGCTAAGAAGATTCTGCTTTCGACCTATGCGGTATCATCCGTGCCATACCCGACTGACGCAGTTTTAGCTACCGATGTTGATATGCTGCAAGCGTTTGATAGGGTTTACCTATTCCGTGATGGTGCTAGGGCATGGGAGTATATTCCACAAGGCAGGAGCATACAGGCTGGAACATATACGAGTGGTAGCGGGATTGTAGCGATTACTTTGCGTGACCACGGTTTGACTGTTGGTGATAGTATTACGATTTCCTCATTGGGTTTCTCAGCTACCCCAGTTACAGCAGACCCTAACGGGGTTAAAACAGTTACAGCGATTGTTGATGCTGATACATTCCAGTATGTGATTGCCACGGGTTCTGGTGATGAAACCTACACCGCGAACACTGGTTTGATGGTTGCCGCTGGGTTCACCCTTGTTCCTGCTGGTGCTTACTCGCAACCACAACACTTTAATATAGCTGGTAATGCTTATGGAATAACCAGTAACTCGGTGCGCTTAACAATGGCTGGGAATACGACCATTGTAGCGGGTGATAATCTTAGGATTGAAGATACCGATGTTCCTGCTTTGTTGCCGCTTATTGGCAATAACTACACGGTTACTTCCGCTACAAGCACGGATATTTATTTTAACGCCCCGATTGGTAATGTTACTTATGGTAGCGGTAGTGGAACGCAGTTCATTCGATTTGGCAGTAGGTTCAGTATTGGGCTAGGATTCACGCATATGCCTGGAGCTAAGTGGGGTGTTTATTTCCAACGTAGATTATGGTGTCCGTATTTCTACGATCCAGCGGGAACTTATTCCTCGCCAACTTATACCGACAGGGGTTCTAGGGATGAAATTTGCGCTAGTGACATTCTAGATTCAAATACTTTTGATTCGATTGCGTCACAATTCAAAATTACTGCTGGAATTGCTGATTATTTAGTGGCATTGCACCCGTTCTATGACGATGGGATGATTGTTTTCAATAGAAACAGCATCCATTTGATTACAGGAACACAAGGAACGCTTTCAGATACGGTTTTGCGTGAAATGACAAGGGAAGTGGGTTGTGTGGCGCGTAAATCTATCGTTAGCAAGGGCAACTTAGTGATGTTTTTGAGTGATGATGGGGTTTATGCCTTGGAATTCTTAGATGAATACAACCTTCGCGGCACGGAAGAGCCTTTAAGTAAGGCAATCCAGCCATATATTGACAGGATCAACAAAAGTTTAGCGGGTGGAGCTATTGGAATCTACTTTAACAACCGTTACTTCCTTGCTGTTCCTTTGGACACCGTAGTTGGAGCTGACGATGCTGAAGGGAATAACGCCATCTTGGTTTACAATGTGAAAAACAAGGCATGGGAGAGTATTGATACTTTTGGTGCTGCTGATTTTAATATTACCAACCTAATTAGAGGGCAAGCCGATGATCGTAATGAGCTTTACATTGTAAACAACAATGGTGGGGTTCACTTAGCAGAAGCAAATGCTAACCCACAAGATAGTTATTCGATTAACGTAACAGGGTCAGAGAGTTTAGCCGCAGTTGATTACGAATTGCAAACACGGGGCTACGTATTTAACGACTATGGGCGTAAAAAGTTCCGTAAAGCAAACGTGCAAATGCAATCTGATGATAGCAACGCATCTGATACCGACTTTCTTTTCTCTACTGAAGACCCAGATACATCTAGTGGTTTTGTTACCGATATTGCCACCATGCTAGACACTAGCATTGGCTTAACAGGGCAGTTAGCGGCAAGTGAGAACGCAGACTTTAGCTTTAGGCTCGGAAACCCCCGTGGTGTTTACGGTGTGTTGACAATTAAGCGAAAAATTGTAGGCTCGGCAGCGATAGGTCGCCCTAAAGTTACGTCCATTGCTATTGAAGCTACTAAAACCAGTAGGCAAACTATTACCCAAATTTAATTTATGGCTATTCTTACAAAGGGGCAAACATTTGCCAACGCTGATACGGTTACTAGCACAAAACTTAATGCGCTAGTGGATAGTGCTGCTTTTGTGAGTGGGGCAAGCGGCACAACTGACGATACTTCACTAGAGGTTAATGGTTCGGGGCGTTTACAGATCAAGGATTTGGGCGTTACATCAGCTAAGATAGCTACATCTGGCGTTACCACAGCTAAGATTGCATCTGCTACGGGTGCGTCTGACGGAGTCACGTATGCCAAGCTACAACACGTAGCTAATATGCGTGTAATCGGCAACGTGAGCGGTTCATTAGCAGCCCCTACTGAGGTTTCTATCTTGGATGAGGACACAATGGCCAGCGATAGTGCTACTGCTATTCCTACCCAGCAAAGCGTTAAGGCTTATGTTGATGCTAACGCAGGTGGTGGTATTACCAGAGGCACAGCAGTAGCCACTACTAGCGGCACTACCGCAGATTTCACAAGTTTACCAGCGACCATCAAACGCCTTTCATTTATCCTTAACGGGGTAAGCACTAACGGCACTAGCGATTTAGTTCTTAGGATTGGTGACTCTGGTGGGTTAGAGGCAACTGGCTATTCTGGTGGTTCTGGTGATATTAACGGAACAGCGGCTTCGATGAATTCGGAAACAACTGGTGTTTTAGTAAGAACATCACCAGCAGCGGCTCGAACATACTCTGGAATAATAACATTTGCAAATGTATCGGGGAATATATGGGTGGCATCAGGGACAGTAGTATCTGACTCAGGAAGCGCAAACATGATAGCTTCTACTAAGACGCTTACTGGCACACTAGACAGAATCACCATAACTACATCTGGTGGTGCAAACACCTTCGACGCTGGTAGTGTAAACATCATGTATGAATAAACCATTCTTAGATGCAATCGAAATATACAATAAACACCAAGGAGACATTGCCGAAGAAATTAAGTGGCACTTGGCTTACGGTGTTGTCGTTTCATCTACTGCTTGTTTTATGCTTGGATTTTATTGCGATAGAGCAGACACAACGGTATATTCTACAAGGGATAACGCTGATTGCTTTTTCATTACTCTTTGTATTGGCGATATGCGCGAGGCCTTGCAAACTACGTTCGATACAGTCCCGTGGGTGGCATACAAACGCGAATTTAGGGGCGATAAAAGACTAAGAATAGAAACTTTCGAGAAATTTAACAAAAAAATAAAATGGGCGGATTATTCAGTAAACCAAAAACACCTAAAGTTCCTAAAGCAGACGTAACGGGAGACATTAAGAAATATGTTGAGGGGTATACTAAATCTATCCCTTCCATTCTCACTTCTGAAAAGAAATATAGACCTGAGTTTCTTAATTTAAACCTTGGGGACGTTAATTCGTTTTTAAGAGGAACACAAAACCAACAAGGCTTATACGGACTAGGAACAACTGCCAGCCAAGAGTCTGGGCAAAACATCGCATCTTCGAGAGCGTCTGAATTGGCGGCTATGACTGGTCAGACTGGTCTTTTCCGTGGGTTCGCACAAGGATTAGCCCCAGAGTCGCAAGCACAAGTTGACGCTTCCGTAACTGAGGCAGCAAGGGCTACCCAAGCAGCACGGCAACTTACGCCAGAAGAACAACGCATGAGCGACCAAACAGTTCGCGAGGCTATGGCTTCGCGCGGTATGCTGAATAGCAATAGTTCCATCGCTGGTGAGGTCTTAGGTAGATCTGGAGTAATGGCAGGTAAACGTCAAGAAGCTGAAGGTGCTAGACAAACTGCTTTTGGCAACGCCCAAAACTTCTACACAGCTCCAGGCTTACAAGCACTTGGCAGCGTCCCCCTTTCTTATGGTGCTGGACAAGAACAACTTAAACTAGGACTAGGCGCAATCGGAAGTGCTACCCCGCAAATGATTAACCCTGACGCTGGTGTAAACATTGGTATGCAACAACGCGCTAATATTACCCAAGCTGGAGCGGCTGGAGCAGCAGCGAAATCTTCTTGGCAATCTGGTATATTCCAAGGGTTAGGTTCTGCGGCTGGTGGATTTATGGCATCTGATAAACGTCTTAAAACCGACATTAAAAAAGTTGGCAAAACAGATAAAGGCTTACCTATCTACACCTACAAATACAAAGGCGACAACAAAACCCAAATGGGTGTTATGGCGCAAGAGGTCGAGAAGAAAACACCTTCAGCAGTTAAGATGATCGGTGGTTACAGAGCAGTCGATTACACGAAAGTTAAATAATATGCCATACGGGAACGGACAGAGACTAGGTGAAAGTATTGACCCAAGGTTAATGCAGGTGGACTTCAGCGGCTATGAACGTGCTGGGGCTACGATGGGTAATGCCTTTGCAAACGCTGGTAAGCAAATCGGTGACGCACTAAAACTATACGGTGACGAGAAGAAGCAACACGTAGCAGCGGAACAGATGGCAAAGTCTATGGCTAAAGCTATACCTGACTTTAAGCCAATGGCAGATGAGTTTCTTCAAACGATGGCAA